AAATCGCGCTCAACTGGAAGATGCCTTACCTTGCCCCACAGATATCCGTGACGCCGTTCGCGCTTGGGCAGCGTTAGCTGGTCAGGATGTAGTTGCTGCTCACATCGTGGATCAGTGGCGCATCTGTGGCGGGCAGGGTATCGAATTTCCGGAAGATATCAGCCGGGCCAGGCAGAAACTTTTTCGCTGGCTTGATAACCGTTTTGATACCGAAGACTACCGGAATCGTGTGCGGCAACTGACCCCAGCAATTCTGGCCGTACTCCCTCTGGATCATCGCGGGTTGCTAGTGGGTGGTGACTGCAAATTGACGCGCCTGGCGAATGCTGAGAAGGAAGTAGGTGAGGCAAAGCGAGCAGTGCTGTTGGACGCTCCCAGACATCAGAAGCTGAAGGAAATGAGTGAGGGAATAGTGTCAATGTTCCGGCTTGAACCGGACCTGACCGGGCCTCTGATGGCAATGGTGACAACGATGCTGGGGGCAATGTGAATAGTTCACAAAGAGTGAAAGCCGCGGTGCTCGAACACCAGCGGCTTTCGGGTGCAATAACTGCTAAGTGATCGCGAGGTCATTATGACAAACGCTTTTTTAAAATACCAGGCGAAAGGGGCATAGCCATGTCAAATGTCGCTTACGCCGATTTTGCGGCACGTACTGCCGCCAGGAGCAACAGGATGGAGAACCAGAAGACCGGTTTCATCCCGTTGTACCGGAGTGTACTGAAGCAGCCGTGGGCGAAAGATGTTTATCTGCGCACGCTGTGGGATAACCTGCTTCTTACCGCTGCGAGGCAGCCTTATACGGCTAACTTTAAAGGCCGCCAGTGGCCTTTGCAGACCGGACAACTGGTAACCACAACAGCCGATCTGGGGCTGGCGCTATGCGACCGGAACGGAGAGCCAGCCAGCCGCCATGCGGTAGAGCGAATGCTCGCGGTATT